GTTATCGGTCCACTCGGTCTTGAAGGTGCCATCCCAGACCCCGGTGTACACGCGGGTCGTCGGGTTGTAGTTGACCGGCACCTTGACCTTGATCAGCTTGACATCGTAGCCGCGCGTCGGCACGCCTTGAAAGGCTGCCGCATCGAACCGGGCCGTAACGATCGCCGAGTTCGGATAGCGGAGCTTCGCCTCGATGATCTCGGTGTATGTATCCCAGAAGGTTTTATTCTGGATCTTGAGGTTCGTGCTGTCCGCCGTGATCCGGCGCACGCGGATATTCCACGGTGCGGATCCGGTAAGCGCGATCTTGTAGGCCCGTTGATATTTGCTCGTCGCCTTGCCGTCGATCGTGTCCCTGATCTTTGTCACATAGCTGCCGCCGCTTGCCTGGACATCGATCGCAATATCGACATCAGTCCCGACTTGGGATCCGTCATCCTTGGCGCGATAGAGCGCCGGCACGCTCAAAATCACCCGCACCGCGTTGACATCAGAATTCGAGACCGTCCGAACAACCGAGGTCGCATTGGTAACCTCGGTGGCCACGTTGAGCGACGACTCGATCGCCGCAGCGTCAGGGATGTAGGTCTGCGCTTGCGTCCCCGGCCGGGTTTCGTAGCTCACATTCTCGAAGTTCCTGGTCCCGTCGGCGTTCTCAAGCGGCGTGCCGTTGAGATAGATCGACTTGGCGCCATTGACCAGGCCGACGATCTCGCCCTCGGAGATCAGGTCAACGATCCGCGCGAACGACTTTGATCGTAGGTCGCTCATGCCTCGATGTCATCCACTGATAGGCCGGCGCTGATCACCGCGCTGCCGACGATGAGCCGACCGTATCCGATCGGCACCGGGTGCCCCTGCGATGTCGTGTTGACCGCGCCATCGAACACGAATGACGGTTCGGTCGCATCGGCGACGCCAGGGGAGGGAGGTGTCGGTGCGAGCAGCTGCGAGATCCCGCCCAGTGCAAGCGAGACGCCAATACCGAATGCGACTTGACCGATCAGGCCCGAGAAAACGAGCCCTTGACCGGCCACCAGTGCGACGCCACCGGTAAAGAATGCCGCCGCGATGATCGCGCCACCGATAAGGATGCTGGCCAACGGGTTGCCGCCACCAGCGCCGGCGATCACCGGAACGATCTTGATCGTCTGCCCAGCTGGGTCATGCAACTGGTCGAGGTTCACCGCGTCCCGGTTCGACAGGATCCGATAACCGACGTTCCGCTCGTGGCTGCTCGACAGGAATCCAGCAAAGTCTTGGAAGTTCGCGCACAGCGCTCGAATAGCTTCGGCCGGAGACCGAACATCGAGTCGGTGCATCCGGCCGAACCTCTTTCCCAGCTCACCTTGAAGGATGATTGTCCGCATGTCTCAGAACGTGCGTCACTCGGCGCCGCCATTGATCGTCGAATATGTCACGGCCCGATAAGCGGCCGCGAACGTGATGCAAGATCACATTATCCCCCAAATAGACCGCGGCATGGTTCGGAACTTTGCTCGCAGCCTGCATCAGCAGCGCGTCGCCAGGCTGCAGCCTGGAGAGCGGTATCTCGTGAAACCCTTCGTCGGCGAAGTGCTGCGAGTATAGATCATCACCCCGCAGCCACCACTCCTCGGCCCGGTCGTAGTCTGCCAGATACAGCGAGCAATTGATCCTGTACCAATCCTGTATCAGTGTGTAACAGTCTGATACACCGTGAACCCATTCGCGGCCGATCAGGTCGCGCGTGTAACCGGCTGGCTCGAGGTAGGCCCAGCGGTTATCGGGAACCCGCACGATGTGCCAAGGTAAGCCGCTCGCCTCGCAGGCCGCCCGATCGATGATGCTGGGCGACTCGGGCATGTCCGGGTGACTGTGTACCACGGCCAGGATCTCGCCGGCGTCGCACGCCCTGGCGTAGTCCTTCGGATCCAGCACGAAACACTGCGCCGCGTTCGAGATGTTGTCGCACGGGTGATACACCGCGCCACGGCTCGCCTTGACGACCAGCCCGCACGCCTCGCGCGGATACTCGGTCATCGCGTGCTCGTAGGCGTCCGCTTTCACCGGGTGAGCCCCGCCGACGGGAACGCTCCAAAGGGAAGCGGCGCGTACTGACCGAATCGCAGCTTGCAGCTGGACAGTCGCTTTCCGCAAGCATCGAGCGCGAGCGACCCGACGACCTGGTCGGATGTGTTCCAGTAGTTCGTGCCTGCGTATCCGCACTCGGTGCCGCGGTACTTCCAGACGCAAACATTCTGGATGATCTGGCGCCTTGGCAGTTGGACACCGGCCACGTCGAACGCGGCCGCCAGCTCGAACTCGACGAAATCCTTGGTCTCGACGGTTTTACGGTCGACGTAATAAATCTCGTCGGAGAACTCGGCCGTCGGGTCCGCAGTGCTTGAGCGCACCCGATAATCCTGCGCGGTGAAGTTCAGATCCAAGCTCTGCGCGTTGAAGTTCGCATCGTCGAGGAACTTGGCCAGCGTGCGCTTGCGGGTGAGCTTGGCGCCCAACAGGTCGTCATAGCTCAGCACCAGCGCCGTGATCGTGCCGGCGACGTTGGCGACCGCGAGCTTTGGCCGCGGCAGCTGGCCGTTGCCCGAGTAGTCGAACCCGCTCGCCTGGATCGGAAACGCGGTATAGGTGTTGCCCTGCCAAACGATATTGCCGCTCAGCTGGTTGGTGCCCGCATGAAACCGCAGCAGGCTCCCGCCAAACGCGGTGCAGTCCAGCACGAACAGCTCGATGATCGCGCTCGGTGCGAGCTTCTGGATCTCCGTCTTGATCGCCGCAGCCGTCACTCGAACACCTGTTCAAACGTCGCGCTGATCGTGTTCAGATTGAACCGGTTCATCGTTTTTTGCCACTCGCGGCACACGACTTTGATCGACGCGGTCGAGTCCGGTGGCGTCCAGGTGAATGCCTCCACCGCGCCTCGAGCCGCCAGGAACCCGGTGATCGCCGCCGTGTCCGTGTTCGACCGGTTGGCGAAGGTCAGCGCCCAGACCTGCGCCTGCGTGTTGATACCGTCCGCCTGGCGCTGCTCGTACCCGTCGCCGAACTTGGCGATGCGCACCCGCGGCTTGACCGTCTGCTGGGCCGAGTAGTCTGGCGCGTAGGTGAATGTCGTCATGTTAGCCCGCCAGCAGCCCGCCGGGCCGCTTCTGGTTGATAAGCTCCGACTTGACGACCCCCGCGATGATGCGGCCCAGCTGGCCAGCGCCGTCGTTGCTCTGCACGGTTGTCGAACCCGACTCGACGTTGACATTGACCACGACATCGCCACCGCCGCCCTGCATCGTGACCGGGATCGATCGGCCGTCGGGCAGCGGTACATAAGCCTCGGGCATCGAACCCTCGCCGAACATGGCAAGCTGAGGACTGTTGGCGATGCCGCCGGATGCGTACCGACGGAGCGGCATCGGACCGTCGGCAGTCATCACGCCGCCGCTTGCGAACGGTGATGCGTAGCCGACGCCGCCGAACATTCCGCCGATCGCTCCGAATAGCGGCTGCGTGATCGTGCGGTACACGGCCATGCGGATCAGGTCTTGGATGATCGAGTTCGCCATCGACTTGAACGAGCTCTGCGCACCGGTCACGAAACCCGCGATCGCGTCCGCGCTCGACTTGCCCCAGCCCTCGATCGCCGACTGCAAATCGTCGAATAGACCCTTGCCAGCGTCTTTCATCTTGTCGGTCGCCTCATCGAACCGGTCTTGCGCCTTGAACACCGCGCGGCTGTAGGTGTCCCAGTCGATGTATCCCTGCTGCAGCATCTCGTTCAGCTTGGCCAGCTCGATGTTCAAAGCCTCGGCCGGCGTGCGAGTCTCGGTATAGAGCCGCTTGGCCTCGTCCATGCGCTGCTGCTCGCGGCGCGTTGCGTCCTGAGTAAGCCGCGCCATTTCCTGCTCGCGCTCTTTGTCGGCTTCCTGCTGCTGGGCCAGCGCCTGGCGCTGATCGAACAGGCGACCCAGCGATTGCAGCTCCTCGTCGGTCATACCCAGCCGCATGCCCTGGACGAGTAACAGCGCCTTCTCGCCCTGCGTCAGCTTGGTGACCTCGTCCTCGAGGCGGCTTAGCATCTGCAGCCGCGCCTCGGCCATGCGCAGCGCTTCCCGGTCGGGCTCGGCAGGCTTGGCGATCGCCGCCTCGACCAGGCCCGACTTGGTGGCGTCGATGCCAGGAGCAGGCCGCGCTGCGTCCTCGGCGCGCTTCTTGATCACCAGCAGCTGCCGGAGCTCCTCCTCGGCCACTGCGATCTGCATGCGCACGTCGGTCACGTCGCCGAATATCGCCTGGTTCAGCTTGTTGGCGAGCGTGTCCTTGGTCAGGTCCGCGAACAGTTCCCGCAGCCGCGTGAGCCTGCCTTGAACCTTCTCGATCGAGGCGTCGACGTTCTTGAAGTCAGTGCCCAGCTCGATGACGACCTGGCGACCGGCGCCAAAAATCTGATCGAAGATCCCGCCGCCGTCCTTCTTGATCTGCAGCAGCGCATCGGTCAGCCGCAGCATGTAGGGCATCAGGTCGTTTGCGATCGCTCGGCCCAGCGCTCCGGTGGCCGACCCGAGAAGGGTCATGTTGTCCTGGTATTCCTTTGCTGCGGCCGCGAACTCCGTCGAGATCTTAGACTTCGTCTCGTCAAGCCGCTGGTTGAGCTCGGTCAAGAAAGGCAGCAGGTTAGTCGCCGACTTGCCGCCGAGCTCGGTCATCACCTTGCTGATCAGCACCGGGTCCAGCCCGTCGATCGACTGCGCGAGCTTGATCAGCAGGTCGTCGGCCCGGATGATCTGGCCGCTCGCGTCCCGGACATCGACGCCAAGAGCTCGGAAAATCTTCGCCAGCTGCTCGTTGCCCGTCGCGGCGTCGACCGCGTTGTTCGAGAGCTTTTTCATGGTGTCGGCGATCGACTCCATGTCGGTGCCCGACAACCGCGCGACAGTGTTGAACCGCGAGAGCTGCTCGACCGATACGCCGGTCTTGATCGACAGGTCCGCCAGGTTCGCCGCGGCGTCGATCGCGCCCGTGACCAGACGGCCCAGCGATGCCACTCCGGCGGTCGCGGCGAGCGCCCCGAAGCTGGCCCGCAACCCAGCGAACGCGGTTCCGGCCTTGTCTGCGGCGCCCTGCAGCCGCTCCATGCCGGTCTTGAGCTGATCAATTGCCTGCTGCCCGGTCACGCCCGCCGTGATCCGCAGAGCAACAGCCATATCCATCGCCATGTCAGCCCCTCGCGTTCAGCACGTTAAGCGCTGCGATTTCCATCGCCTGTAAGTCGCTCATCATCGCAGCCTGGTCCGTCACAGAGTAGATTCTAAACAATGCTTCAGCCGCTTGATAGTTGAGCCCCAGGTAAGCCGGTCCCGCGATGACGTTCCATTGCGTCTGCAACCGCATGAACATCACCACAGTGTCCGCATTCTCCTCCCAGACCCCGAAATCTGTATCGGTATCTGGCAATCCTTGGACGACTTGAAGCGGCGCCCCGAATGCTGCCAGATCGTCCGCTGATTCATCAATGACGCCACCCCGCGCCCAGTGCCGGGCGGCGTCCGTTAGTTTTTTCGCTTCGCTCCCGCGAGAGACTGGAACAGCGCCATCACGATCGACGCGGCCACCATCGGGATGTCCAGCAGCTGATCGAGCGCGGCCTCGGAGTAGGGCACCGGGTTCGCGCCATCGGTCACCCCGGACCAGCCGACCACGACCTCGCGCACCAGGTCCACGTCGCGGATCTCGCTGCGTTCGATCTGGCCGCGGATCTCCTCGAGGCGCGACTGGCTCAGCCGCTTGAATTCCGCGTCGAATGTCGCCTTCTCGGTCCGCCCGCCGTCGACGGGCAGCTCGACGGTCACCGGCCAGGTGTAGCTCGTTGGTTGAATGATCTTGAACATCAGGCCCAGATCCTTACAGGGTTCGCCGGTGCGACTTTGAAGGCGTCCAGCTCCGGCACGAGGTGATCGGCAGCCAGGCGCACGTTGACGTGCCAGCCGTCGATCGGCGCCATCTCGGGCTGCTCGCCCATGTCGGTCTCGATCGTCTCGCCGGTGGGCTTGTAGATCGTGCCCACCGTGTCGATTGTGGCGCCGGGTGCGGGTGCGTGGCCGGCTGGTGACAGGATGGTTCCTTCGGCGTCCAGCAGCGCCTGCGTCTCGATGAGGAGCCCAGCAGCGAGCAGCTGCTCGGTGGCCTCGATCTGGTCGGCGAACCGCAGCATCAGGTCGTTCCAGAGCGGCACGGGAGGGGTCAGGGGGAGATCGTCAAGCATGGTGTCCTCACGCGGTCAGAGCTTGGAGCTCGGCGTTGGTCAGGCGGCGGCTATAGTAGGCGATGCGGCGCAGATGACCGTTAAGTAAATTTGCCAATGAATCCGAATTGTATGCGCCAAGCACAAGTTTATTTACCGTTGGAATCGTTGCACTTGTATCTGTTGTTGGGCTGACACCGTTGACGGTAATAGCAAAATCATTGGCTTTATACGCAACAGCGGTTTTGTAG